AGCTAAATCCACACCATCTCTGATGAGATTTGACTTTAAGAGCTGACCGGAAATACGACCAATAGCCATTAGCTCTCCTTAACAGACCCCGTGTTTCACGGTTAACCTAATTTGGACTAACGTCCGCAGCCTTATGGCTCTTTGCTGGTTTACCACAGTCGGATCTTGCAAAAGTTTTGGTCTACCTTTGCAATTAGTAGTATTTATACCAAATGGAGAATTAGCCGAGGACTAGGGTCCAAATGTTTCCAATATCGTACATAAGTTCTTGTGTAACTTCGATACCACCACCTGTTGCCACTGACCATACAGTACCATCAAAACATTCCAGGTACCCTCTTTCTGTGTTGTATCTAGTTTCACCTACTTCTGGACTTAAAGGACGTTCGCTATCGGATCCGTTAGGAACAACCATACCGTTTGTACCGGTAAACTGAATGTATCCTATTCCTGTAGACTGTAATAATAAAGGATTGTTTTCTGGATTTATTATAGCATTTTCGTTAAATGCAATTTTTTCTAAGTATGTGTCTGCTGAATCGGCGGTTATTATTAAATCTTCATTGGACTGTGTTGTTGTAATTGTAGTTGTAACACCGTTAATTTCTACTTGATCACTGATATAAGCATAAGACGTATGGATACCTAATCCTGAATTTCCTATCGAAGTCCAATCAGATTGATAAACTTTATCCCAACGCTTTGTAGGTTTCCCTAGATCATAAACTTCATTGTTACCTAAGACAATTGTTTGAGTAAAATCGGTATTAATACTAGCAGTATCAGTAGTTTGGTCACCGATAGTTAGAGTACCAATTCCTGTTAAATCTCCCTGTAACGTTATGTTCCCTGTTACAGTTAAATTTCCTGTAATGTTTGTGTCTGCAATAAAATTAACTTTGCCTGTTCCGTTAGGATCAAATACAATATTTGAATTGCTAATACTGCTAATTTGATTATCGTTGAATATTAAACTGCTGGTAGTTAATCTATCGTGAAAAATATCACTTCCGGCTATCATAACCTGTATGCCGCCAACTGAAGTTGTAAATGTATTTCCGTTATTAATTTTAAGATTTCCAGCAATTAACTGTGTATCAACAGTTAAATTATGGCTATGAATATCTCCGTCTACATCTAAGTCGTAGGCAGGCGGAGATTTTTTTATACTAACTCGTTTATTTGTAACGTCAAGGTATAATAAATCAGTTTCAACAGCGATGTCAATGCCGTTTCTTTGTAGGTTAGCGGTTAATAATTTTCCACTAATTCGGCCAAGCTGAGACGAATAATTAGGTTCACTACCGTAGGTGTTTGAACCTAATAGACCGTCATCATCGCCCAATATACCCATAATTTAGTCCTTAATCGTTACTAGCCATTTCAATAGCGTGTACACTTGTTACTACGCTATTAGTTAAACTTGTTGGTCGACAAGTAATTTCTATTCTGTTTGTTGTAGAATTCCACTGTCCGTCAAAAGTAGCAAGAGGAGTGGCACTTGAATATGTAACACCGTATGCAGTAACGTAAACAACGTCATTTACATATCCTCTTATAGCAATGATATCGCAGGCCTGTGTTTGCCAACTAAGTCCACCATCTTCATAGCCTTCTACCATAACAAATAATTTAATAGCGTGTTGATATTGACCTGTTGAAGTGTAGATAACTGTATCAACACCTGCTAGACAAGATGTTGAATCCTGGTGACTCTGTTTAACATCTCCAGGATAATTTACATTACCTAATGTATCAATACTAACTTCATATCCATCTTGAGAAATTGCAGCAGGAATTGCACCCGAAGCTGCAAAAGTAATAGTATCCGTTGATGAATCAGTTGTAATTGTTATTCCAGGTCCTTCTACTAATGTCAGCGTATCACTCGAGCTATCTGCAATAACGTTTGATTGTCCTGCAACAACAATAGTTTTAAATGAATCTGATACTGCTCCAGAAACTATATTGTTTAATAGGTTAGAAGGAATAGTACAAAATACTGTTTTGCCGCCTTCTAGAAAATTAACTGGGAAATTGCCGTTTGAAGAACTGTATATAACGTCTCTTGATAAAGATTCTGTTCCGCTAGAATTAGTATATGTGCCTCTTCCTACTTCCCAATTGCCGGCAGCATCTTCAATTCCGTAATAACATTCATTTCCAGAACCAACTGCCGAAAACGATTGAAAACCGGGAATTACAGTTTCTAATGTTATTGTACCTGTGCCGGTACTATATGTTCTAACTTTAACCTTATCAGCAACAACCAGGGCCATTACATATCTCCAAATCGATATGTATATTTACCCGTTTTTGGTTTTAGTTAGCGAATCCAAAGTATACTGTTACGTATTTTCCTGTAGGAACTGGGCTTGTAAAAATAAGATATGCGTTTCCGCTACCACCGTAGTTTGAATTTAATGTAAAGTTAGTTGTAGAAATTTGAAATACATTTTCTACCAATACAATAATATTATCTGCTGAACTAGGAACAGCATATAATGGGCCAAAGTCTGTCTGTATATCGTCACCTGGGCCTAAAGTTTGTTTATAAATTGAAGATGCGCCCGGAGCTCTAATAACTTCCCAGGCATTGCCTACGTAGCCTTCTATTGAATTTGTTGTTGTGTTATATCTAATTGTACCGTTAGCATCTGTAGGCTGACGAACTCCTGTTAGCTGAGGACGCTGAGATTGTGTGCCCTTAGGTAACATTAGGCCACCGTGGCTATTCATTACTACGCGGCCGCCAGGACCGTTAGCATCTGGATAGGCTATTAATGTTCTATCGTTGATACTAAACTTAGAAATGTTTTTAGTCTTTAAGAATTTCATACTTCTAATGCGCTCACTGTTACAGACAATTTGCTTGCAGAACTAGTACCTACCCAAATTTCGTCGCCACTTTCTAATACAACTCTTTCTTCACTAAAAAATACAGTTTCGCCTGCTGGAACGGTTAGGTTGTTTACAATTAAATTTCCGTTAGTTGCAGATTTACCATTTCGAACCAAATAAACATTTACATTAACTGCATTTGTAGTTTCGTCGGCTGCGCTAGGTGCTGCTGTGTTACAAAATGCAATAGTAGTAATTGCATTAATTCTTCCAGTAGCTCCGCCGACACCAATTGCTGCACCAGTTGTTGAACTAGTAAAGACTTTTACGGGAGAAGTTACACTAATAGAATCAATTAATGCTATTGTGCCTTCCGGAGTTTCGTAATTTCTAATCATATTTTTCTCTTAAAATAACATACTGAACACAAGTGCTTTATTTTTACTTATTAACTCGCCATTTCTTTTCGAAGTTTGTGTACTGTCGTTGACAAACCAAATTCCAGAAGAACCTACGCCCGGACTAGCAGCGTAAATTAAATTGCTGTCTGAAACATACGCAGGTGTTACAGCAATTTTATCTAATTGAACAGCGTAGTTAGTTTGTAATTTACCAGTTCCTTGTGTTCTAACATATATATTCTCGTTGGTAATACCTGCTTTGGAAGTAATTTCTGTTCGAGAAGGGCCACTACCTAATTCTAAATTTCCTAATTCAACTCGATTAGTAAAAAACTGGCTTACTAGATAAGAATCTACAACAATAGAAACTGCACTTTCTCCAAACGTCGAATATCCAGTAGTGTTTGTAAAATATTCTAACGAACCTGCCTGAGTTGATATATTAGGTGTAATGTCTTTGTCAGAAATAATAACACTGGTATCTTGACTTTGAGGAGCAACAATCTGGAAGGTTGGGTTATTTAAAATTGCATTATCAACATATAACTTATTTGGAATATCATCGTCGTGTATAACGTGTTCCTCATATGTATCTGTTCCAAAAACGGATATTACTCCAGTTCCAGAACCAATCAATGTTAAGTCTCCGTATCGACCTTGACCTGAAAAATTTAAATTTTCAGTTTCATTATCTGTTAAAATTGTATTAACTTTAATACCAACTTCACTGTAGTTGAATGGGCCTGGAGAATCATTGGCTGCAAACAACCAAGTCTTTGATGATTCCTCAAATAACAACATTGCAGGAGTTAAATCACCCCTATCAATTTTTACTCCCGAATAACCTAAAGTTACTCCTGATCCTGTTTCTCCAGCATTTAGTGTTATAATATTGTCATTGATATCTAAATTTGTAGCAGCAACAGAAACTGTTTGACCTTCTACAACTAAGTCCCCTGTAACTATTACACTACCACCAGCAGAGGCTGGACCGGTGTCAAACTTTATTTTGGCACCGTCGGCAGTTTTAATGTTATAATCACCGTTTACACGGAGAAACTGTCCCATTGTTAATTCCTAAATTAAGTTGGTGTTAAGAAAATTTGATCGCCTGTAGAGTCTGCATAGTTGCCTAATCTCCAAGTATATCTTACACCGTTAAAGTCAATAGCTGTACGCTTTTGTAGTTTAGCAATTCTAACAGCACTTGCATCAGCGCCTGTTTCTAAATAACCTGTTAGGCGCATTTCTCCAGCAGCACTAGGTGTTCCGCTGACTAATTTGCAAATTGCTTGTGTGCTAGATGAAGTATCTTGAACTAGGTATCTCTTAGAACCTTTTTGCTTAACAATAAACACATCAGTTTGATTAGAACCAATGTATGCTTCGCAGCGAATACCTGCATCGCCTGTGTAGGTGCCAAATACCTTAACACCATTCTTATCTGATTTTACTGGACGTCCCATTTGTTTTCTCCTTGTGTTGACGTTCTAGGCCTACGCGGTGGGTGCCGCATAAATCACTTAGATACTTTATTTATCCAGCCAAACAAAAAGCCCCTTTCGGGGCTTTTTGAATACGTTGTATAATCTTTTTAAAGATTAAGCAAAACGTAGGTTTGCAGATGTAACATCAACAAGAGCCAAGTAGTCAGCAGCATTACCTAGAGATGATGCTGTGTTTGTTAACTCAACATAACCGTATCTGGTCATGAAAGAAACTACTGGTTCAAATGTAGATGGATCTAATACAACACCGCTGCTCATCAATGGAATGTATGGGCAGTAGAATGCTGCTGCGTCAGACTCGGAAGTACCTTTGTAACCAATCAATACTTTGTCGTCTTCTGCGTATGTGTTTACATACACTTTCATTGCGCTGTTCAATGTACCAACGAACTTGGTGTTTGTTGGAGCTTCGAAAGTGCCTTCTGTAGTGCGAGCAAAAGCAGAAGTTGTAGCAGACTGTAATAGTGTTAATACAGTTGGTGATACAACAGCCCAGTTACCTGCGCCACGACGTGTACGTTGTGCGATCAAGTTAGAAGCACGGTTGATTTGAACAGCTAGAGCAGCGTGTTCGTCACCAACGAATGTAGCTGTACCAGAAACTGCTGCTTGGTCGTATGTTAATACGGCTGTACCAGCTAGTGTCTTCAAGCTACGTAGAACTTCTTGATCAATCTCAGCTGTGATCTCTTGTGCAAGAGCAGCCATGATTTCTGCTTCGATGTCAATACCTTGTTGGGCTTGTGCATCTTGAGCAGCTTCAAATGTCCAGCGAGCAGACAACTTACGTGTCTTAGCTTCGACTGTTTGTTTCAAGATTTGAATGCTTAGTCTGTTACCTGCTACGCCTTCTAAAGCTGCTGTAGAAGCTGCCTTATCAGAACCAGATACACCAGAATAGCCTTCAGCAATCTTGAATGGGCTTAGTGCCTCATCGCCAGCTGTAGTGTTACCACCAGCAGAACCACTGAATGTGTCGCTGTAGCGAACACGTAGAGTATGGATCTGACCAACTGGGCCTGTCATTGGTTGTACACCAACTAGTTCATTAGCAATGACTGTTGGCATTACACGTCTGATCACAGGTAGGATCACACGATTTAGGGTTGCAACGTTACCGGCGGAAGTAGCACCAGCTGTAGCACTCTCTGCCAAATACTTGCGGGTATTCTCTAGAGTAGTTGCCATAACTGTACGCTTGTTACCTTGTAGGCCTTCTAATAGAGCCTCTTTAGTTTCCGACCAGCGTGACTCGAGTAGTTGTGACATATTTGTTCTCCTTAAACTTTAAGTCCCGCAAGCCTGCGGATGTCAAAAATTTCTGCGGTTTTTTCTTCTTTACCGCTAGATTGTGGTGCCTGTTTATCGCCTGTAATTTCTTTAGCCTCTGAGAGTACTTTCTTCGCCGGTGTACCGCCATTCATTACTGCTGGCATATACTTGTCGAAAGCTGTACGTAGCTTTTCAGTTTGAACTGATTCTAATAGACTGCTCATTACTTCACGCTTATCTCCAGTCAACGGGCCTAGCAATTCGCTCATAACTTCCTTGCGTTGGTTGTTTTCTTTGATAATACGTAGTTCACGTTCTTTGCTTTCTACTAGTGATTGTGCTTCTGCAACAACTTTTGCTGCTTCTTCTAGCTCTGCTTCTTTGGTAGCAACTACCTTTAGAAGTTTTGCTGTTTCAGATTTCTCATTTAGGTGAGATGCAGCATACTCGCTTGCGAAAGATTCAAAAATTCTGCGACCAAAGTCATTTCTACGAGCTGCATCAATGTCTTCACGTAGTTGAGACATTTCAGTGCGTAGACCGCCCTGAACTGTTTCTGCAACCATTGTAGAAGCTTTGCTAATAAATTCTTTCTTGAGAGATTCGAACTTAGCCTTAGACTCACGTACTAAACGTACTTTAGTTTCAGCTAGGTCTTTCTTATCTGTGTGGAATTCTGCGATTTCTTTCGCTAGAGCATCCACAATAAAAGATTCTAGTTTAGCAACATTGTTGGCAACTTGCTTACGATCTTCGTGTAGTTCTGCAAGTTCTTTCTTAAGATTTGAAAGAACAAATGATTCCATTGCTGCGGAATCGTCTTTCATCTTTTGAACATAACGAGCACGAGCTTCAATTAGACCTTGGCGATCTTCTGCAAGTTCGCCTAATTCTGCTTGTAAACGATCAGTTAGCATAGCTTCAACAGCTTCTACCATTGCTGATTTATCGTGTTCGTATTTTTGTGCAAATTCTTCACGTAGTGTAGCAGTGACTTGCTCACGGTTTTCTTGAATTCTGCTTTCCCAAGCAGTTTCAATTTCCGATTTGATTTCTTCGGAAATCACATTGTTTTCGAACAATTGTTTTACGATGTCTAGCATTGTGATTCTCCTACTGTTATTTGAGTCCAGCGATTATTCGCTTAAGACCCTCTGCTAAGTATTTTTGTGCCTGTGGGTCGCCTTTAACTTCTTGTGCAATTCTATAAGCCTGATAGCCACCTGTGTTATTCATTAGGTGTTCATAAACTGGTGTTGGATAAGCGCCTGGTGCGCTAGGTTGAGCAACAACGTCAACTGTAATAATTTCAAACCCGTTAACTTTTCCTTCGTTATCAACTTCACCTGATCCACGAGAGGAAACGCCAAGTTTAACTCCTGACTCCAACATTGTCTGTACTAATTGACCCATTGGAGTTGGGAGGATTTTAAGTTTTCCGTAGCCGTTAGGACCATCCATCCACATCTTGGTAATCATATGACTAACACGATCTAGATTGATTCTTAAATCCTGCGGGTGATCAACTTCGCCTAGCACTGAATATCCGCCAGCGATCTGTTCGTTGAGAGTCTTGACAGCCCTGCCAATTTCTTGAGAAGAATAAACACGTTGATTTGCATTGCGAATGTCGCCCTGAATGCAAATCCCGTTTAGATAAAGGCTCTTACTCGAGCCTTCACCTTCACTCTCAAGGACAATCTTAGCCTGGTCGAAACTCAAATTTTCTGCTAGGGTAGATCTCACGTTAGTGTCCTATTATCTACGACCACGGAAAAGGCTTTGCTTGTTGTCAGCTGATTCTTTTGCACCAGCTTTCTCAGCACCGTGTCCTGGCTCTTTCTTGCTAAAAGCATTTCCTGCTTTGCCGCCTGGCACGTTAATATTACCAGCGTTGTCTTCTGTTGGCTTTTGCTTGATTAAGCTAGAACCTTGCAATTGGCCTTTGTTTGCTTCAACGCCGCTTTCTGTTTTGCTTTGAGCGATGTTAGAAGCTGTACCGCCCATATCATTCTTACCAGCTACGATTGACTTGGTATTTGCACCGTTATCACCCATTTTTGCTGGAGCAACTTTTTCTACGTATTCACGAACTGTTTCTAGATCGTTGATATCGTCTTTCATTTCTTCGTCGTCACCGCCCATTTCGTCACCGAAATCGTCGCCGTGTTCTTTACCTTCAATACCTTTTAGCTCGTCAAACTTAGCTTGTAGCTCGTCAACAATAGATTCTAGGTCTTGAAACAATTCTTCTTCGCCCTTTTCTGCTGGCTCTTCTTCCCCGTCCATTTCGCCTTCTAGGTCGTCTGTTGGGTCGCCACCAAATTCTGGCATATCGTCACCGCCTTCAATTGCGATGTCTTCAAAGTTTTCGTCGACTTTGTCTTCTTCAGCATCTTCATCAGAAGCTGCTTCTTCCATATCTTCGTCGTCTTCGTCTTTTTCTTCTTCTTCAGCAATTTCGCTGTCGATCATTGATTCATAAATTTCACGTGATTGTTGTACAACGTAATCGTGAAATAATTCTTCTGCTTTGGCTTGATCGCCTTCAACAAGATGTGACAACATCTGTTGCAATAATGTTTTATCTGCCATGTTAAAATCTCCTCAAGATGGTTTTAGGCTGTGTTTTTATTTACTACGTAGATTAAAAAACTACGTTAAATGATAGTTTTTTGATCGTTTTCATTTGAATATATAGTTCCCGGGAACGTTTTTTCAAAATCTTTAAAATTTATATGGGTTAAATTAGTTAGTGCAGGTCCCAATTTATCTGGAATAAATGCACCATCTTGTATTACCCTAAAAAAATTAATGTGTCTAAACTCCTTTATAACTTTTTCTGTTTGACTAAGCCAATTTCCAAAGTACGTAGGTGCGTCTGTTGACTTTTTATAATTGTATGTATCTGCGTACACATTATTAAATTTTCCCTCTAATCCTTGATAATCGAACCCAAAAATGTATATATCTTTGTGTCCTTGTGTACAGGCTAACCATAATGCGGTAGGCCCTGAACTCCAGCCTTTATGAGGGTTAAAAAAGTTAATATGATGTTTAGTTTGTACACCTTTGTTAGGATTTGTCCATACTTGATGAGTTTTGTGATAGCCCGATGATATAATTTCATTGACCATTTTAACATCAACAGCTATTAGATAGTGAGGTTCATACTCTCTATACTGTGCATTACAGCCGTAGACAACTCCTTTAGTAAGTAAGGATTCTGGATTTATTGTTAATCGACTTGTACCGTTACCTAGAACAAAGGCCGGATTATTGTGGTGGAGCTGCTTCTTCGCCAACTGGTGTTCCATACATTTGTCTAATAAAACCCAGTTCAGACTCTTCTTCCATTTGATGCGCTTCTGATTGAAGTCGCAATTGATTAATTTGACGTAGTGTCAAGCGAATTTTTCTATTATCTGTTAACTTAAGAATAGACTTATCTCTGCTAGAGTCGTATCTACGATCATTAGCAAAGTCGTTGTTTTTTTCGTTAAAATAAAAAAATTCGTTTAGAAGCATAATGTATTTATTACTGAACTGGTGCTTCTGCTGGAGCAGCTTCACCTTCGGCTCCTGGTTCGGCTTCAGCAGCCATATCAGGACTAGCTTCTGCTGATTGTCCAGCTAGGTCTGCTGCCATTCCTCCGGGAGTAATGCCTGCAGATCTTAATTGACTCTGAGAATCCGGTGTTGCCTGTAGAGTATCGCCGTTTTCTTCTCTCCAAAGTTTTTCGTTTTCTTTGATCTCTTCCTCGGTCATTCCTAAGAATCGCTTCATAGCAAAACGTTTACTTAGATGAGGAATTTGAACAACTTGACTGAATGTTGCTGCTCTTGCTGTGTCAAGTTCTGATTGACGATAAGCAGCAAAGTTTTGTGGTGAATTAAATTTTAGCTCAAATAAACTATTATCAATGTTAATACCGTTGTTGTTTAACCAAAGTTTAAATTCTAGATCAAATGTTTCTACAATCATAGATTGTAAACGTTTGCAGTACTCGTTAAAACGTAATTCTTGAATATACGCTGTGCCTACTTTACCATCAGAGATGTTGTTAGGCTGTTCATCAATGGCAGTAGGAAGGTATGAAGCAGGTATACGCAAAGCCCTAAAGAGCTTGTTAGTAAAATAACGTAGGTCAGTAATTTCGCCAAGGTTGGTACCTCCAGGTAGTGTTTCAACTTTAGAACCACGACCTTCAGCAGTTTGTGGGAAGAAGTAATCTTCGTTTACACTTAGTGGATTATAACTAGCGTCTATAACGTTATTTCCACCGCCGGTTGAACTAGGAATACGTCGTTGTTGAATTTCATTTTTAACCCGTTCAACAAAGCTCATAGCCATATGCGCTGGCATATTTCCAACGTCTACATAGAAAATACGTCTTTCTGGAGCACGTTGTATACGATAGATAATAATAGCATCTTCAAGCAATTCTTTCTGCTTGTAGACTTTAAATACTGATTCTAGAATACTATTACCAAAAGGATAATTTGTATCTAAACCTTCTGATAATGAAATATGGACTACGTGTTTTGCATCAACTGTGATTTCGTTTTGTGCATTACTAAAACGTGTGCCAGGAGGCTGTGCTGCTGCACCAACCATCCCTCGGCCAAAGCCTCCGCCGGATGTGTAAGAGCTTGAACCACTAGGTGATGTGTTAGTTGTATTGTGTGGTGTTGTAGCAATTAAATTTACAAAATTAAAGTTAATATCTTTAATTCCGTACTGCTCAGGAACTTTACCTTCGCTTTCGTTAACAATAATTTTATTAACCTTAGAAGGATCAACATATAACCATTTTTGAGTTTGTGGATCTCTAACAAAGAAACAATCTCCGTATTTTAATGTGTTACGGAAAATACGGAAAATTCTAGTTTCAAACTGCTGTTCTTTAACCCACTTTTGTAGTGCGTCTTTTAAAATTTTAACTTCGGTTGAAGTAGGCGCACCTTTAAAAAATGTCTGGAATGGTGTGCGATTTTCTTTATCTTTTTGTGTGCAAAATTCTGCAAGAATATCAAGTGCAGCATTAACTTCACTGTCCATATCCATTGTATCGTATTGCATATATTTTTCAACACGGTTTGGACTACCTGCATAAACATCCGGTAAAAAGCTAGAATAATTTGCTCTAGCAGGACCCGGACGGCCACGGCCCGAAATTGGGCTCATTGAACCTCCGTTGTTGCTAACATTAACAGGTGTAAAGTATTTTTTCCAACTCATAGTTTATGCTCGATATAAGTTTCCAGACAAACTCTTAGTAGCATTGATTTGTTCATATGTGTTTGTTGTAGTCTGAGCACTTAGTTTAAGTAATTGTCCCATCTTAGTATTTAATTCCGCAAGCAGGGTTTCTGCTGATTCTTGAGTAGGTCCTCGTTCTTCAGCTCTTTTCTTTTCTTCTTCTTGTTTGGCTTTAGCAGCGGCTTCTTCCTCTGCTTTCTTAGCGGCTGCTGCACGTTGAGATTCTTTATCAGCTTCTATTGCAGTTTTGGCAGCATCTGCTTTTGCGGATGCTTGTTGTTCTCTTGTAGTAGGACTAGCGGTTTTAGCAGCATCTGCTTTTGGCACTAGGGCACTACCTTCTCTTGTAGCGTATTGTTTTAATAGTTCTTCTGGACCGGCTGTATAATCTACAGATGCTTGTTCAGCGGCCTTAGCAGCGGCTTCTCTACCTGCAAGTTCTTTTTTGGATAACTTATTGTTAGCTTCAGTGAAAAGTTGTTTTTCAGCAAATTTTTTCTTTTCAGCTTTGACTTCTGCAAGTTGAGTTTGGATTTTTGCATCTTTCTCTTCTTTGGCAGCTACCAATGCTTCGTCTCTGGCTTTGGCTCTAGCTTCTCTGTCTTTTTTACGCTGTTCGTAAACTTCGTCACTCATTCCGCCAAATCTATTTGGAATTAAGTTTAAGATTTTGTCTATCATTGCTTCAAACCCATCATTTAGGTTTGCAAATATTGCCTTAATTCCTTCTACACTAAAATATTTTCTAAATGTTTGCCAAACATCAGATATAACTTCACCTAGTGTTTTAAAATACTTAGAAACCGTTTCCGATTTCATAACAACTTCATTGAACCATTTATAAACATCTGTGGCAGTATCTATTACCCACCCGAGTACTGCGCCTAGGATTTTAAATGCATCTCCTACTACCTGTCCAACTTCGAGTATAGTTCTTTCTAACCAATCAAGACTCCCTACTAACTCGTTGCCGCTGGTAAAAATATCAGTTACAGCTTTCCAAAGATTATCTAAAGGTTGCATTAGTCCTGTGACAGCTTCCCATAGGCCGCCAAAAGCTGTTTCTGTAGCTTTGACCACACTACTCAAAATACCAAATAACCAGTTTAATCCTTCGTCTACAAGATCTATAGCACCTTTAAAACTTTCAAATTGAAGGCTAACACCTTCTAATGTTTTGCTTATTTTTTGAATAATTGGTTCAAATATTATTTTAAGACCAAAGCCTATTTTTTCAAATAGTGCGCCTACGACTGCAAATACCGGAGGTAACACTCTTGTTAGAATATCAATTATTGGTCTAAATCCTGCATCTAATGCTTTGAGAGCAGGAGCCAGTACTCCTGTAAATATCTGTGCAACTAGTTCAACTCCAGAAATCATTAAATCTAAAAATCCACTAGATGCTAGTAGTTCTGTAAAAGTATTACTGATGCTATTAAGCACCTGAGACATCTTTTGCATTTTTTCGTTAAAGCCGTCTGTGTTTTTCTTAGTTGACTCTTGTTGTTCGCCCGCGGTTTTAATAGCGTCCTTATTGACCTTATTCCAACTTCCTAAGGCTGCGGCTGTTCCTCGCATTTCTTCGCTGGCTGCTGCTGCGTATTTGATATTTTTCAACGATGATGTTGCTTCGGCTCTACCAATATTCAAACTTTGATTCATTTGCTCTTGAGAAACCTTAACACCTCGTTGTGTTTGAGCGTGTAGGTTGGCAAACTGAGCACCTAGTTGAGGCATTTGAGCTAGCAATGCTCGGTTAGCATCTGTAGTAGCAGTTCCGTTGGCAATTAAATCTTTGGCAAAGTCCTGCATTTCTTTGCTAGGCATACTTTGAATTAATGTCATTGCCGAAGCTTCAACCTCTGGTCCAAGACCTGCCATAGCCGCTCTAAACTGTCCGTCTGCTGCTAATGCTTCTCTTTCTTTTTCTTTTGCAGCACGTTCTTCTCCAGTTACCTTGGCCAGCATATCCATTTCTTTAAGATAGCTCTTAGCACCTGCTGCTAACTCTGCATTGGACTTTGTTCCTTGAGCGCCTTGGGCTCTTAACAACTTACCATAATTTGCAAGACCTTGATTTATTTCCTGTGTATTATATCCTAGAGCATAAAGGTCTGAACTTGTTGTTCTTAATGTTTTAGATACCTGTGCAAATCTCTTTGAGCCGTCTTCAGTAGTAACACCGAACGCCCCCATAGCTTCACCATTCTTAGAAATTAAAGCACCAAATTCTGCAAGATTCATTCCAGCTGCTGATGCCGCTGCAGAAAATTGACCTATGCTTCCACCAAAGGTAGCACCAGATGCTGTAGCTTCACCGTAGGCTTTGACCATTTTATCAGCTGCACCTGCCACTGCTCCAAACACTTTAGCTAATAATCCGCCAACACCTGGAATCATTGATAATACTTCTGCTGCGGAAGCTGCTGATCCGTCTATTTTAGATAATTTTTCTGCGGTGTCTACACCCGATTCTGCAAGTTTTGCCATTTTTCCAACAACAAATCCTGCACCAGTGGCTAATTTTCCAAGACCTCCTACAACTCCTCCTGCAGCTTTACCAAGGCCAAACATTGTCTTTCCTGCTGCGCCTGCGGCTTTGCTAAAAAACCCGCCACCGCCTCCGGCTGGAGTACCGCCACCGAGACCTCCTCCTCCACCAGGAGATCCTCCACCACCAGGACCACCGCCACCACCTCGACCTCCTAATCCACCGCCTTTTATTGCTTTAAGGATTTCTTTTAAGGTAGCTTCAGTCGCGGCATTTTTGGCTTCAACGTTGCCAATTCCTGGGATATCAATGAATACACCTGCCATTAGTTATTTTTCCTGGGTAAAATGCGCATATAAATAGATTAGAGCACTATTGTATTTATTGGAGACAAAATGAGTGAGATCACAAACCCTATGCAGTCTAAACGAAATCCTTTGGCAAGTTTTTATAGACAGCCAAAAATTTATGTAACATTACCTTCTAAAGGAAAGTTTTATCCAAAAGGTGCATTAGATGTAAGTGCTAATGAACAATATGCCGTCTATGCTATGACTGCCAAAGACGAACTAATGTTTAAAACACCGGATGCTCTATTGTCAGGACAATCAACTGTAGAATTAATTAAAAGTTGTATTCCTGCAATATTAGATCCTTGGTCAATGCCTAGCATTGATTTAGATTTTGCTCTAATTGCTATTCGTATTGCTACCTACGGAGAAAAAATGGAAGTAGGCTGTAACTGTCCTCATTGTAATGCTGAAAACTCTTATGAAATAGATCTTACTTCTTGGTTCCAGGTCTTTAGCAGTTTTAACTACGAAGATAATATTAATATAGATCCGTTAACAGTACATATTAGACCGTACTCTTATAGAGAAATCACTAAAACTAGTATTAAAACATTAGAACAACAAAGAATTTTTAATATTGTCAACGATGAAAGTATGAGTGACGAAGAAAAATTAGAAAAGTTTGGCAAGAGTTTTGTTAAGTTAACTGAACTAACTGTTGATTTAATTGCAGACTGCATTACTCAAATTGATGCACCGGAAGGTCCTGTTACAGACAAAACAATAATTAAAGATTTTATCAATAACTGTACCAAAGATATCTTTGATAAAATTGCTGTGCATATTACATCAATGAAAGATCAGATTGAATTCAAAGCACAAGATGTTCAGTGCGGTGAATGCACTAAAGAATTTAGTTTGCCAATTACTATGGATCAGGCAAATTTTTTCGGCGTAAAATCTTAACAATGTCTTTGCCGGAGATTTTACGCGAGTCCGAAAAATTAGATACTGAGGCAAAGATAATTAAAAAAGATTGCTTGAAACTCTGTTGGTATATGAGAGGTTTAAGCTATGCTGAAATAATGAATATGAGTTGGGACGAAAGAGAAATTATTGGTGAAATAATTAAAGAAAATTTAGAAACTACCAAAAAGACAGGATTAAGTTTCTTTTAAATTTTTTGATAAATTTTTGCTAATTGACTTTTTTGTCTGTAGTCAAGTTCTTTACCGTTAAGAATATTATATAAAATTTCTTTAGCTTCACTGTTTGATAATATACTAAAAGGAGAAGCAGCCGCAGGTGCTGCTTTTTTTTCTGGTCTAGCTTTAGAGGTTGGTTCTCCGTAGCCTTTTTTAAACCCGTCAATAAAACCTTCATCAACGGGTCTAACAAGATCAGCTAATTTCATTTTTTAAAAATTTTAAAAGTACCGTTGGCAATGGATTCAGCTACCATACGTTGTTTATGGCGTTCAATTGAATCAGTGAAATTACCCATTAAACGATCTCGGTCTGCATCAATCTCAGCTTGAGTAGGAGCTGCTGCTTTTTTACGGCCACCTTTCTTCTTAGGAGCTGGTTCAGCTGCAGGAGCAGCCGCAGGAGCAGCCGCAGGTGCTACTTGTTGAGCAGGTTCAGCCGCTGGTGCCGCTGCTGGTTGTTGTGCTGGTGCTGCTTGAGGTTCAGCTGCTGGTTGTTGTGCAGGTGCTGCACCTTTAGCTGCTGGTTGCGCTGCTGGCTGACCTACTGATTTTTGTAGCAATTGTAAAATACGCTGTTTGCCTTTTTTGTCAAGTTGATCAATTTGTGATTTAACTTGAGCATATGCTGTTTGATTAGGTTTTTCAGCCGCTGCTTGTTGAGCTCCTGGTTTTCCTGCTGCGGCTGCCGCTCCTCCGGCTTTGCCGCCAGGATATTTTGCATCAGGACTTGCTGTGCCTCCAGGGGCTGCTGGTTGTGCGGCTGGTTCAGCTGCTGGTTGTGCTCCACCTTGTGCTGGTGCTGCTGGTTGTGCTCCGCCTTGTGCTGGTGCTGCTTGTTGAGCTGCGGGCTGTGCTCCGCCTTGTGCTGGTGCTGCTTGTTGAGCTGCGGGCTGTGCTCCGCCTTGTGCTGGTGCTGCTTGTTGCGCACCGCCTGCGGCTGGTGCTACTGCCGGAGCTTCGTCGCCGCCGCTTGCTACATTAGACTTACCTGCTTGGTAACCTTTCTTAAGCGCAGATCCAAGACCTGCTACTCCACCCGCTACTGCGCCAACACCTTTGGCTAGTGTACCAACACCTTTGCCTACTGCTGATCCAATTTTGTTTAATAGTGGACCTTCTTGTAGCTCTACTTGTTGACTTTCAGTTAATAATTCGTTGATTCTCATGTTAAACGGTTCCTAATTGTTTGGTTACATACTGTAGCATTCTGGTCTTATCTTTCTTATTTAACGATAAAATAGCTTTCTCAACTGCTTTATAATCTACTTTAGCTGCTGCTGGCTGAGCTCCTTGTTCAGCACCTTGAGCTCCTTGTTCAGCACCTTGAGCTGCCTGCCCGGCTGCGGGCAATTTTAAATCTGCAAACACCTTGTCGACAACACCTTTGTCAACACCTTGATCCTGTAAGAATTTTGCCACTTGATCAGAATCCATTGGCGATCCTGCTTTTTGCCAGGCTGAGTTTAATTTGTCTGCTGTAACTTTGGTTGTCAGGTTCTTAGCCTTGGTCTTAATCCAATCCATCGGCCCTTCTACTAGACGTCCTTCGGCAAGATAATGATCATTCTTGGCTGTTATTCTCTTGAACAACATATAGATCTGTCCTTCTGACAGTTTCTTACCACCAGGCACATAGCTCATAGCTAATCTAGACGATGTTCCGGCTGGTACTTGATTTGGTGCAGGTCCTCTTGGACCCTGTTGTTTGGCTAGGTCGTAAGCGGCCTGAACTTTTGGATCAACAGGATTGCCGTTGGCCTGTGCCATATCCACCGCAGCCATTTGTCTAGCAGTCAATGGTTCTCCATCTCGTACATAGTCACCACCAACTTTAATACCTTGACCTTGTGTAACTGTTCTAGTTCCACCGCCTGGTAGTTCTGATGTAGTTGTTGTAGCACCTGGAGGCATATCAGTATCTCTAGCAACGCTACCGCCACCACTGAATGCCTTAGGAGCGCCTGGAGCAAATCCTGGATTAACCTTTTCTAAGGCAGCATACATATCCCCAGGACGCACACCCGGAGGAGCCTGAATAGTTGCAGCTACTTCTCCCGTGGCTTTGTCCATAACAACAAGACCGCTTTCTCCTTGTTGAACTGTGTACTTGTCAGGATTTAATTTAGATAGTGTGTCTTGTTGTTGTGCAGTTAATTTTTTCAATGCAGGGTCTGCTGCAAACTCTCCTCCTGCTGTCTGAGCGGCATCTGCACTTTTGCCTTTGACAGCACCTGCTACAGCATCCACTGCGCCAGAGGCAAAGTTTGCAGCCATCTGACCAACTACAGCACCAGCAGCGCCTGCTAGTGCAGGTTTAATTGCGCCTTTAAATGCTTCTTTCCAACCTTTGCCCTGTAGCTTTGCCGATGCTATAGCAACACCGCCTGCAACAATAGCACCAGTTATGGCCACTGCGGCTGTGCCGCCGCCGGGAAAAAATGTAGCAATCAGCGGACCCGCTTTGCTCATTAGTCCACCTAGGACACCACCAACTAGACTCAGAACGATGCCCTGTGCTGCGGGATTTTGAACTGCTGCTGATACTATTTTCATTAGACCGCTCTTAGTATCTGCTGGAACGTCTAATTGCTGTACGGCCGCAGATGCTTTTTGTTCAAACTGAGGATCTGGTTGTGCCTGAGGATTGGGTTCAGGCAATGACTTTTCTAGCTTGCCTAAAAATGAATCAGGAATAATCTTATCTACAATCTTGCCCAGAGCCGTATTGTTTTCTCCACTGGCGCCAGCTTCTTTTTCAGCAGCCGCAAAGATCTGAGATATTTGATCCTGTGTCAGTGCTGCTTCAGATAGATATTTCTGCCAAGGTTTGAAGAATTCTTCGTCAATACGATCCCAATGTTGTGTGTATAAGGGATCTCTTCGAAGATCTTCGCTAAGGTAATGTTTAATAGTTGTATTGTCTAAATCGTTCAGTCTCATAGGGCATTCTCGAATGATATATTATTTATTTTAATAACGAGCTAACGCTCGTTTGCGTTTTCGCTTGCGCTCAACGCACTTTGTTTTCTTTTAATTATATCGAAGTTGTGCGAGATGATATATTTGCGCGAAGCGCAATTTAAATATTATCCAGATCTTAATGGTCACACTAAGCCCGTTTCCGGGCAAAGATAACATTATCCGAGTCTGGCAAGTCACACAGCGTTATGGCAGTTACAGAGGCGGTTGTCCGGTACCTCGAGCCACGTCTTATTACAACGGCGGTTAGTAAATGTACGCTATCACACCTACTAACGTGCAGGATCTCCCTGCTCATTTCGCCTTTTATTTCCTTTTCAAACAGCAAAATCGCAGGGCTTAGGTAGCGATCTTCATCCAAATGGGTAGTTGCTGAGTACCACTGCGGCGTGGAATTCCGTCCCTGTGTACACCTATGACCAGGTTTAGAGCGCACGAACTTAGGCCTGCGCGAGCCAAAAAACCGCTTTTATTTTGCCTTTTTATGTTCTTCTAGACGCTGTCTAAGTATGTTTGATCCGCCAACTCTGACGTTTATAATGCCATTATAATAGTCATCTGTTTCTAAAACTCTGCGTTCAAACTGTTCTCTTGCTTCTAGATACGACATTTCTGCCTTGGATTTGCAAAGATAAAGTATTTCTCTTGTGAAATTTCCGGGACCTAATGCTTGGACGTCTGCGTTTAACCTATCAGATGATCCCCAGTAGTCGCGCCAATCGCTTTCAACTACAGACCTTCTTTTAAGTTTTTTGCCTTTGAGAGGTGGTTTCGTGCGTTTAAACTGTGCTAGTTTCTTGCCTATGTACTTTTGCCCGGTAGTTAGATTCGTGATGAGATAAACAAAGCCAATATAGCCTTCTGGAATTTCTTCAACTATTTGATTTTGATACGTCCATTGCACTCACTTAGTTAGCTTGGGGGGTCTGCCTAATACGCCTTTTCTGGCTTTTTTTCGTGCCTGTCGTTTTTCTTGTATTTCTACTCGCCTTTTACTTGCTTCGTTTCTAATTTCTGATAGCCAATACCGTGCCTTAATGCCTGCTTCGTCTGAGCCTTTGTATTCAAAGCGATCCTGATATTTGAAATATTGCTGAAACGCTTCTATCATCTTATCATGACTGTCTGTTGCCATTAGTTCATAATCTCAATATCTGTAGAGTATGAAGTAAATCCATTCTCTTTAATAACTTTTAATACGTGATTTACACGACTGGTTAGATCGTCTCTGTGCGAAATCAAGAATACATTCTTGTCACGCTCTCGAGTCATACGCTTTAGAACAGCAATACTTGACTCCACACCAGACGCATCCATACCAGAGTCTACTAACTCGTCAATAAACAACAAGTTAATACTTTGATATAAGTTTTCCCACACATCTCGGAACGCCCACGATAATGACAGGATTAATCTGTTACGTTCACCTCGTGATAAGTTATCAAAGTCGAGGTCTTGACCTAATTGAGTGATGATAACTGATAAATCATTTTGGAATTCAACAGTATGCGGTAATCCAATCTTATCAAGATAGTAGGTTAAGCGTTGATTTAAGAAAGCTAGGTTCTGATCGATGATGCGTTTACGAACAAAACTGTCTTTGTTAGTTAACAGTTTATGTAAGAACTCTTGATGATCTTTAATTTTTACTAGTTCGTTGACAGCATCCCAGTTAATTTCCTGAACTGCGGTATTCTTAAGTTCTAATATTTGTTCGTCGTAGGGATTTTCTTCAGCATCTTTGATTGTAACGTCGCGCTCTAATCCATCTAAAGTATTTTTATGATTAAGAGCTTGTTCTAAACTGTCATAGGTAACAGTTGGACAATCACCTTGCTCACCTAAAAGCGACATAGCTTCGTTAAGTGTCGCCAGTTCTTCAAGATGTTCGTTAATAGCACCCTTGCTTTCTTCAACCTGCTGAGCTTTAGCACCTAACATTTCATCGTGTTTACTGTCGTGTACTTCTTGTCCACAAGCGTGACACTTATGATCAGCTAGACTTACTAATTCTTTTTCTAATTTAGATAATACTTTCTGTTCTTTTTCTAATGCTGCTGTTTGTTTTGCGATTAAAGAAGTAAGATTGTCTCGTTCTTTTTTAGTTTTAGTCCATTCGATTAAAGAACGCTGATTAGCTATCTCTTCTTCAATGTCAATTTGCATCAAGCGATCAATACTCTTGAGCAAATTTTCCATAGCAGTTTCTTTATTGTCTGCCCATAGCTTTTGTTTACGCTCTAGAGATTCAATACTCTGCTGAATGCGCTCGTTGCTGGCTTTGATAGTTTCGATTCTAGTATTTTCTGTAGCAATAGCATCTTTAGATGCTTTGATAGCTTCTTTAAGTGCTTCTGCTTTTTCAGAAAGTATAGTAATACCCAACAACTGTTCAATGATAGCACGTTGATCGGCAGCTTTCATTGATAAGAAAGGTTCTGTATAAGTGTTTAGAGCAACAAGATGTTTAAACATTTCGTGACTCATACCAAATACTTCTTCAATTGCTTTTTGAGTTTCCCGGCTATCGCCTTGACTTTCGTCTAAATCCTTAAGTTCTTGTTCTTGACCGTTAATACTAAACTTTAATAGATTAGGTTTGCGTCCACGTTCAATGTGGAATTCCTGCCCATCTTTGTCAAAAGTAACAGTAACTAACATTCCTTTACTGTTAATTTTGTTAATCAAGTTATCACGCTTGATATTAGTTAGGGCTTGACCGTAGATAGCATAGCTTAGTCCATTGATGATTGTTGTTTTGCCCGTACCGTTGCGAGCCCCAGAATCATCACCTCCTAGATCTAGATTTTCACCAAGTACTAAGGTTAACTGTCCGCGGTCAAAGTCGATGGCTTGGGTTTGATTACCCACGCTCATAAAATTCTTGACTGTTAAATTTTTAATTTTAATCATAGTTCGCTATAAATTTCCAATAACAGTTTTTTATTGTAGGTGTCGCTTTCAATTGCATTGATCTGATTCATAACAATTGTGTCAACACTTTCAAATTCTAAATCAATAGGAGTAACATTAGATTCAACTTCTACTTTTTCTGGAATCAGCATCAGCTCACGCAGATTATACTGCGGCATAAACTGTTCTTTAATAAAGTTTGCCTCTTCAAAAGTAATAGGCAGGTCAATAGTTACACGGCAATGCATCTTTTCACGAAGCAGCTTATCTGGAGTATCAATAATTTGACTTAGTTTATATGTTCTATAAACAGGTTGTCCAGGCCAAGTCTTAAACTCTGGAGTACCTCCCCAGTCTAATAACATCATACCACGTTCGTCATCACCCGCATCTGCATAGTTGTGAGGGAAAGCATTACCAATATACACAATCTTACCCTTTTGTTGACGCTTATGGAAGTGTCCTGAGAAGATATAGTCCTGATGTTGGAAGTGATCGCTTTGCAACTGTCCGTGATCGGGCATCTGCACCATAGCGTTCATATAGAAATGCGGAAGTTCTAAGTGCCCAAAGATATATTTGCTTTTGATCTTAGGAACTTTTTGCCATTCATCTGCTACTAACCACGGAAGGATAGTAACATCTCCGTTTGTAAAAATTTCTCTAATTGGAACAACATTAGGAAATAGGCGCATAAACTCTACAGAGTTAATTTCACGTTTGTCTTTGTAGAACAGATCGTGGTTGCCAAGTATAAAGTAAACTTTTTCAAACGAAGCACTAAGTCTTTCTAAGTTTGAAAGAGTATAATTCATAGTACTAACGTCTGTGCTGGCACGATTGTGATGCCAGTCACCTAAAAAGATACACGTCTCTGCACCTTCTTCTTTGGCTGTATCACAAAACCACTTAACAAATTCTTCGCAGTCAATGTTATGTGTTCTGCTACCGCTTTTAAGACCAAAATGAATATCTGTGAAACAAGCTGCTTTTTTAAATAGATTCATAGATTTATGTTACAGTATTTTTAATTAAAGGTCAATCCCAATCTTCGCCAGATGTGATTGTAACAGGTGCAGTATTAGCTCCACTGCTACCACTGTTCTGTCTGGTCCAGCTCGGATTCATACCATTCATTTCAAGAATATCATCTCGAATATTTTGATTACGCTTCTCGATATTGATGATGCGAACAAAACTGTTAGTAACAGCAGCGGTATAATAAGCAAACGGGTTATCGGATTTGCTTTCATCAAATTGTAAACCAATTTGGGTGAGCTGAAGTATCGCTTGACCACGCATTTCATCGTTGTAAGTATATCCACGGACATTTCCTCTAGTTGCATAACGCTCACATAATTTAATAAACATACGAGCTAAGTTATTAGTCATTTGTCCGTGATCTTTATCAAATTTACCTGTTTTAATTCCACCCTTCCAGTGACTTTTGCCTACACAGATCAATTCGTCATTGTCGTCAAACTTCCAGTGTTGATAAGGAGGAAAGTTTACTTTTTCGTGACTGTCGGCTGTATTCTTTAATGTCTTTTTACGACCGGGTGCTAGAGGAATATGATCAAATGTCATAACACGAAATACTAGATCGTGTTTGTCAATTTTCTTATAATCTATTTCGAATCCTTTTGCAGGAATTTTTTTACCCTGTTCTAGCATAGCTGCTTCGTGCGCTTGTTTTGCTAAACGTGCAGCCCTATTTCTTTTTGCTTCTGCTATAGTTCTAATGTTTATTTTTTCTAAGTTAGGAACAATTAAATCATATTCATGATATTCTTGTTTTGTATAAGAGCTATATGTAACTTTGCTTAAATGTATCTCTCTTAGTAGGTCCTTATTAGTTAGGTACTTAACTTTTGGTTGGTTCATTATCTAGATTTCTCCACAATTAGTAATATAATAGCACATTTTTTGTCGAATAAATAGACTATATGACAAGGAAATATGCTCAAAATGTCTTTATCTATTAATCCTCTTGCTCAATTGGTATCAAACATATCGCAGAGCGTTTCACAGGCTTCAAACGAAGCTGGCTCTGCAATGACTAGTTCTTTTTCTGAGCTATCGAAAATTGATTTAAACAGTAAAATTTCTTCCTTGTCGGGAGAAATTGGGTCAGGACTTAACGGGCTAACAGGAAATATTAAAAGTTTAGCAGGAAGTGCTTCCGGATCACTAGGTGGTATTTCTGGTTTAGGAAACATTTCGTCTGAAGTCCAGAGTAAGGTTGGAGGAGCAATTAATTCTTTGCAATCTGTAGCAGGTTCGACTAGTAACATAGCAGCAGACATCTCCGGGGGGTTAAACAAATTAGCTGGAGGTTCTGTTGGCGGCGGCCTAATGGCATTAGCAACAGGAATTAGTAAGACAGCTGGAATGCTCAACAATATACTTAGTCTAAAGCGAGGAGCAAACATTCCATCGGGAGCAGATGCATTTGTTAAACAAGGCACGGCTATAAAATTAAACACAAATCCTGGAAATGATTGGCGTGTAAGAATTAATTGCCAATGGAATACTTTTAATAGTCCGATGTTTGAACTTTTAAAAAATACAGGAGGAGTTGTTTGGCCTTATAATCCAAATATAACTGTATCAACAAAGGCAGAATACAATTCTCAAAGTATGATTCACAGTAACTACCAAGTACACTCTTACAAAAATAGTGTTGTGGATGATATTCAGATTAGTGGAGATTTTACCTGCGAAACAGAATCTGATGCAGCATATTGGATTGCAGCAACTACATTCTTTAAAACAGCAACTAAAATGTTCTTTGGTCAAGGAGCATACGCAGGAAATCCACCGTTGGTATGTAATTTATCTGGTTACGGTGCTAGTGTTTTTGATAACATTCCTGTAATTGTAAAATCTTTTTCGGTAGACTTAAAAGACGATGTAAACTACATTCACTGCGACAAGTGGAAAACAAATACGTGGGTTCCTGTTGTTAGCACTATAACAGTAACCGTTGCTCCTATATACAGCAGACAGCGTCTACGTCAATTCAGTTTACAAGATTACGCCAGTGGCGGAATGTCTATGAAGGCCAGTGGCGGTGGTGTAGGATATCTATAATATGGCAAAATATTCTAAAACAAGTCCTTGGTTAACTACTCCTCAGAATTCTTTATATATGGAATTGCTGAACATTCGACCTGTTCCAGCAGAAGCAGATGATTTTCGTTATATTATAGAAAATCAATATAAACACAGACCTGATTTGTTAGCATACGATGTATACGGCGATGCTAAGTTATGGTGGGTTTTCGTTCAAAGAAATATGAGCGTGTTAAAAGATCCAATTTACGATTTTACTCCTGGAACAACAATCTATCTTCCTAAAAAAACTAACTTAGAAAAATTCTTAGGAGTCTAAATATGGCATCTATTTTAGATTATCTTGGAAAAGCATTAGAAGTAAAAAAGCCCGACGGTACTCCTATTATTCCTAACCCTGTAAATTCTACTATTAACATAGGGTCAGTATCTAATATTACAAATTTAGTTGCAGGCGGTGCAACAAACTTTTTAAGAAACGGGCAATCATCAATACTTCCTGATACAAAAACTACAGCGGGTAGTGCAGTTCCTAATTTGCCAAATGTTAAACCAAACCCAATGGAACAATTTGCTTCTGTTAATGTGTTATGGACATTGGCTTGTTTAACTCCTGCACAATTTAATAACCCGTCGTCATATAGAAATTCACCAGCCGATTTAAAAAACATTGTATTTTCTTCAGCTGGAAGATTTGATGAACAACGTGTAAAAACATTTTATGGTACACCTGAATATTATGTTAATAATTTTCAAATGAAATGTATTATTGGTTCAACTGAAAAAACAGGAAACAGTAATGCTATTAAATTTGAATTTGACATCTACGAACCCTACAGTATGGGATTACTTTTACAAAGTATGCAGGTTGCCGCAGTAAACTCTGGCTATGCAAATTATCTAGACAATACTCCATATTTGTTAAAAATGGACATTCAAGGTTTTGACGAATTAGGAGTTTCAATCAAAGCTGTTAAATCGAAATATTTTACACTAAAATTGGTTTCTATGAAATTTAGTGTAAACGAGGGAGGAAGCAGCTATAAAGTAGAAGGTATTCCATACAACCATCAAGGTTTTTCAGACGCAATGAATACAACTTTCAAAGATATAAAAATCTTTGGAAAACAAAATGGTGTAGGTAATGTAGTTGAAGTACTAAGCACAGGAGATAAAAGTCTTGCAGCAGTATTAAATGATAATGAATATAGATTAAAAAAAGAACAGCAGATTAAGGAACAAGACGAATACCATATTGAGTTCCCTATACTTGCCAGCGACCTGTATTCGACCGCAGGCAATCCTCCTAAGACAAATCGAGCAACAGTTAATCCTGCAATGACTGAACAGCAAAGGATGTTAGCAGAACAAACAGCAGACTTTGAAGAAGCAGATAGTAAACCAGTTAATCCTATTGGGCTTGCTAGCTTAGGATTTGATCAAACTAGAGGCGGTAATCATATTTTTAAACGTGCTCAAGATCAGTATGATCCAAAGACTGGTGTTGTTAAACGAGATAATATGACCATTGATCCTAAGTTGAGAGCATTTCATTTTTCACAGGATCAAACTTTAACTTCAATTATAAATCAAATTGTGCTTAGTTCTAATTATGCATCAGATGCAATATCAAAAGCTAATCTAACCCCAGAAGGTTATATTAAATGGTTTAAACTAGATGTACAAATGAAATTGTTAAACTATGACGATTTAATTGGAGATTATGCAAAAAAAATAACATATAGAGTTGTTCCTTATTTCGTGCATCAATCTATATTTGCAAATCCGTCAGCAGCACCTGTTGGTTATGCTGAACTACAAAAGAGTGTATGTAAACATTATCAATATATCTACACAGGTCAGAACGTTGATATATTAAAATTTGACATAAACATTAACAATTTATTTTTTACAGGGGCAAATCCTTCTCCTGAAAGCAAGGCTGCAACAACAGCCAACCAAGACCAACAAGGGCCTGCTGAAAGAACTAACAGTTCTACAAAAAGCGGGCAAGGTCAAGATGCCAGCGCACAGGCAGCTCCAATGGGCAGAGCTAGGAAAAAAAGAGATCCTAAATTACTTGAAGGACTTAAAGGTGGTGCAGGATCTAAATCAACTGAACAGAATGTTGCTGAAAACTTTCAATATGCTTTCCTTTCTGGAAATAGTGCAGACTTAGTTACTGTTGATTTGGAAATCCTTGGCGATCCGTATTGGTTGGTTGACAGCGGTATGGGAGGATATTTTTCCGGAGCTCCCAGCGAAACTTCTCAGATTACAAACGATGGTACAATGAACTACGAAAGTGGAAACGTCTATGTATATCTAACATTTAGAACACCGTCTGATGTAAATGAAACCACAGGCTTATACGATTTTTCAATTGCAGGAAAAGAAAGTCCGTTCGGTGGTATATATCGTGTTAATATGGTAGAAAATTACTTTTCAGATGGATTTTGGAAACAGAAATTAAAATGTTTAAGAATGCCAGGACCACAGGGACCTGAGATTAATTCTGTAACAGGTGATACACCTGGACCAATTTCTAGAACAGATAACCAAGCTACTGAGATTAGTGATGCTGAGCCTAAAGATACATCAGTTGTTGACGATGCTGCATCATCGTCAAATTCAACAACAGATACAGCAACCGCTAATGGAAATACTGGACAATCTGGGCAAACTACACAAACCGTGACAACATCTAACAAAACAAAACCTGTTGCTGGTTACAGATATTATAGAGACCTAGGACAACAATAATGGCAGAATTACAAAGACCCTCAGCAGAAAATGAAGGACGTTCCGGTACTCTTGGTAACGGAATATATCTTGCGAGGGTTATTAGTCATTTAGATCCTACGTTTATGGGATCTTTAGAAGTTAATTTATTAAAAGACCAAGCAAATACCTCCGGCGAAGATGCCGAAACGTATATTGTAAAATATGCTCCGCCGTTCTTTGGCCATACACCTTTTGAGTTTATGGGTAAGAATGATGGCGCCAGTTCAACAATTGACGGATATAACGACACACAAAAATCTTATGGTATGTGGTTTGTGCCTCCAGACATTGGTGTTAACGTTTTAGTATTATTTTTAAACGGAGATCCTGCTCAAGGATTTTGGTTTGCCTGCGCACCTGGTAGATACATTAATAATATGGTTCCAGCTATTGCTGGATCAACTGAAAATTCTTTAGATGCTACAGATAAAGCACGATACGGTCCAATGAAATCCTTAGATGGTAAACCGTTGCCGTTGCCAGTTGCAGAAATTAACAAACGTCTAAATGCAGATAAAGACCAAGAAATTAATCCGGAAAAAATTAAAAAAGTTGTACATCCTATTGCCGATAGATTCTTAGAACAAGGTTTATTAGAAGACGATGTTAGAGGAGTTGTTAATTCGTCTCCACGAAGAGAAGCACCATCTATGGTATTTGGTATTTCAACACCAGGACCAGTTGATAGACGAACTAATGCTAAGAAAGCAAAAGTAGGAAAATCAGATAGTCAGTCGGACCCTGTACCAGTCAGTCGTTTAGGCGGAACACAAATTGTAATGGATGATGGAGATGATAGATATCATCGAGCAACAGCAGCAGCAGATGGTCCTGTAAAATATATTGACTTATTAAACGACAAAGAAAAATATGAACCGGAAGTTCCTTACGGAGAATATTTTAGAATTAGGACCAGAACTGGTCACCAGTTGTTAATGCATAATTCTGAAGATATCATTTATATTGCTAATGCAAGAGGAACAGCTTGGATTGAAATGACCAGTAATGGTAAAATTGATATCTATGCCCAAGACAGCATCAGCATTCATACACAAAATGATTTAAATCTACGTGCTGATAGAGATATCAATTTTGAGTGTGGCCGCAATATGAACTTTAGAACAGAGACAGGAAAGTGGCACGCTGAAATAGGCTCAGATATGGAGTTTTTAATTAATAAGGATGCAAAACTGACCGTAGGATCTAATCTAGATATTCTTATTGGTGCTGCAACAAAATTTTCTACAAACACTAACTTTGATATTGCTGCCGGTGGTGAACTTAGAGTTAGTTCTACCGGAGATTTAAGCATAGGTTCTGGAGCACAAATTATAGAAACGGCTCCAACAATCCACTTAAACGATACAACTAATGCAACACCTGCAGAAGTTGCAGATTTTGTTAAACCATACGACCTAAGAGATAACCCTGCAACAAGTACAACATCTAGTTGGGAAACTAAAAAGTATCAAGCTGGGGTTGTTCAGAGCTTTATGAAACGCATACCGATGCACGAACCTTGGGCCTTGCACGAGAATCAAGCACCAGAACAATTGACTCCAGATAAAACAGATAGGGATGCAGACTAATTATGGGAACAAAAATTTATAATCAAAAAACAGTTGCAACATCAAATGCACAAGTTACTACTAATTACGGAACTTTTACCTATAGGGGATTTAGTTCTTCAAACGGAGCAAAAAATTATAAACTTTATGACATTGATCTAGTTAAACAAGATCTAATAAATCATTTTTATATCCGCAAAGGAGAAAAATTAGAAAACCCAGAGTTTGGTACAGTCATCTGGGATATGTTATTTGAGCAGTTCACTGAAGAAGTTAAAAAAATTATTGCAAAAGACGTCGAAGATATTATCAATTACGATCCTAGAATAGCAGTTAATGAGATTCAAATCGATACTACAGATCAAGGAATAAGAATTCAAGCAGATATCGTTTACGTTCCATTTAATATTAGTGAGCGTATGACGTTTAATTTTGATAAAAACAATTCTATCATAGTATAAAATACCCACATAATTTTTATGGTAAATATTGGTATAGGGATAGGAAATGACTACTACAAGCAGACAAAATAATTTAATTCTAAACCAAGACTGGACTAGAATATATCAGACATTTAAAAATGCGGATTTCAAATCTTACGACTTTGAAAATCTACGCCGCGTTATCATCACGTATCTGCGTGAAAACTACCCAGAAGATTTTAACGATTATATCGAATCTAGCGAATATATGGCGCTTATTGACGCTATTGCATTCTTAGGTCAAAGCCTATCCTTCCGCATTGATCTTGCTAGCCGTGAGAATTTTATTGAACTTGCGGAAACAAAAGAAAGCGTGTTAAGGATTGCTCGTATGCTTTCCTATAACGCTAAAAGAAATATAGCTGCTAGCGGTCTGTTAAAATTTACATCAGTGACTACTACAGATAGTATTGTTGACAGCAACGGAAAAAATCTTTCGCAACAGGTTATTTCTTGGAATGACCCAACAAACACTAACTGGTTAGAACAGTTTATTCTAGTTTTAAATTCTGCAATGGCAGATAACACAGAGTTTGGTCGAAGCCAAGGATCTGCTACAATTCAAGGAATTCCAACAGAACAGTATCGTTTTAGAACAACCACTGCTGACGTTCCTTTGTTTTCTTTTAGTAAATCTGTTGCTTCTAGAGGAATGCCTTTTGAGATAGTTTCTACAGCATTTGCTAACAGTGAAAATATCTACGAAGAACCACCAGTGCCGGGCAACCAGTTAGGTTTTGTTTATCGTAATGATAGCACTGGACCTGGTTCAGCAAATACTGGATTCTTTTTAATGTTTAAACAAGGCACTATGCAACTTGCTGATTTTAGCATAGATGCTCCTACTACTAATGAAAAAATTGCAGTTGATGCAAATAACATTAATAACAACGATGTTTGGTTATTTTCTTTAAATGCAGCCGGAGCCCAATTAGAAGAATGGACAAAAGTTTCAAGCCTTGTTGGAAATAATATTGCTTATAATAGTGTTAATCAGAACGTTAGAAATATCTATGCAGTCAACACAAAAGAAAATGATAACATTGATTTAGTGTTTGCTGACGGAGTCTATGGTAATTTGCCACAAGGCCCTTTTAGAGTTTATTATAGAACCAGCAACGGATATAGATATACAATTTATCCAAACGATTTGCGAGGAATCAACATAAGCATTAATTATGTAAATGCTTCTGGCGTTGCTCATACTCTAACAATCGGGTTGGCACTACAGTCAACTATCACTAATTCTGCTGCTTCAGAAGATATCGATACAATTAGAACAAATGCTCCTGCTGTATATTATACACAGAATCGTATGATTACCGCAGAAGATTATAATCTAGCACCGTTAACTAGTTCTCAAAATATTTTAAAAGTAAAATCTATTAATAGAACTTCTAGCGGAATATCTAGAAACTACGATATCATCGATGCGTCTGGAAAATACAGTTCAGTTAATGTATTTGCTAATGACGGTTATATCTATAAAGAAGAAACAGAAGAAACTTTAACTTTTAAATTTAATAATAGACTAGACATTATTAATTTTATAAGAGGTTACATCGAGCCTGTGTTTTCTAGTAACGAAGTATATAATTTTTATTTTACAAAATTTGATAAAATTTTATTCACAGACGATAAAACCGTTTGGGAAGCTGTCACCACAATAACACCAACTGGATACTTTAAAAATACAGTAGATTCATCTTTAACAAAAGTTGGTAGCTATTCTACTAACCTATTAAAATATTTTTATGTAGGATCTCTTATCAAGTTTGTACCAGAAGAAGGCAAAGCATTTAAAAACGGAGAAATGGTAGCAGCAGATCCTACAGATCCTTTACAGACTAATATGATATGGGCAGAGGCTGTTAAAATTACTGGAGATGGCACAAACACAGGAAGGGGTGCTTTGACTAACGGATTGGGACCTATTGTATTAAACAAAACAGTTCCAACAGGAGCCATTGCTTCAAGAATTATTCCTAGATTTATAAACGATTTAAATGTTTCTTTAGAAAACGAAATAGTAAATCAAGCATATCAAAATTTAAATTTTGGCTTGAGATACGATGTTGAAACACTACAATGGTCGATTATAACATCATCTAATTTAAACTTAATTGATAATTTTACTCTAGGCAAATCTGGTGATATTTCAAACACCGGAGTCGACTCGTCATGGATTGTTGCTTTTGTAAAAGAGGCTGACAGCTATACTGTTAGAGTAAGAAAGTTAAATTACATATTTGGAAGTTTACAACAAAATAGATTTTATTTTGATGCCAACGAAAAACGTTACAATGATCAAACAGGCAATGTTGTCAAAGATACAGTTACAGTTTTAGGTATCAATACATCGAGTGATTTTATAACTGAATTAAAACAAGATGTTTCTTTTGAAATTAGTGATACTATAAAATTTGATGATGGATATGAAAGTACTTCAGAAATTAAATTATCATTCTATGATTCTAACAGTGATGGAATAATTGATAATCCTGAATCTTTTGAAACAATTGTGGGCGACGATCAGTCTTTAAATTATTTGTTTTTTAAACAGTCTGTTGATCAGTACGGAACAGTTTACTACTCATTAATTGATAATTCAATTAACTCTGTGTTAGTTTTAGAAAAAGAATCAGTTGTTGATATTAACGATACTGCAACTTATCCAGACGGACAACTTATATATTTCTATGATGTTGACGAGGACGTGATTAAACAAGTTAATAGAACAACAAATACATTAGATCTAGTTACATCCTACAAAGCAGTTTTAGGCCGTCGAAATTTAAAATTCCAGTATGTTCACAATGCTACAACTTATCGTAGAATTGATCCTTCATCGAGTAACATTATTGACACATATATGTTGGTAAGATCATATGACGAAGATTACAGAATGTATTTACAGGGCGGAATATCTACAGAACCAACTCCACCAGATACAGAAGTATTAAGAACTACGTTTGGCGGAACATTGTCTGCGATTAAATCTCTCAGCGACGAAATAGTTTACCATTCAGCCAAATATAAAGTATTGTTTGGATCTAAAGCTGATCCAAAATTACAAGCAACATTTAAGGTAGTGAAAAACCCAAATAAAACTATTAACGACAATGATTTAAAAGTGAGAGTAATAGGTGCAATTAACAATTTCTTTGATATTAACAATTGGGACTTTGGAGATAGATTTTATATGAGCGAATTGACAACTTATATTTTAAATTCCTGTGCTCCGGACCTAGCAAATATTGTTATTGTTCCAAAACAAACAAATCAGGTATTCGGAAGTCTTTTTGAGATTCAAAGTAGATCGGACGAAATCTTAATTAGTGGTGCAACTGTTGATGATGTTGAAATAGTTTCGGCTATTACAGCAGCTGAATTGGGTGCAAGTATTACAACTATTGTTTCAACAACTTATTAATAATTATGGCAGATAAATTTTATCCTAAGAGCAACTTACCAATTAGAAGAACAGTTGAGCTATTGCCTTCTGTTTTTCAAACATCTAGTAACGATAAGTTTTTATCAGGAGTATTAGATCCTTTAGTCCAGCCTGGCGTATTAGATAAGGTTGTTGGATATGTAGGAAGAAGATACGAAAAAACTTACACTGGCACTGATGTATATGTAGATACAGACAATACTTTAAGAAGCAGATACCAATTAGAACCCGGTGTTGTTTATAAAAATCTTAATAAAATTGAAAATTTTTATGACTACCTTGACTTTAAAAATCAGTTAAAGTTTTTTGGAAACATTGATGAGCGTGACGACAAGATAACAGAACAAGAACATTATACTTGGAATCCTCCTGTTGATTGGGATAAGTTTATTAATTACAGAGAATACTACTGGCAACCAAGCGGTCCGCCAAGTTTACCTATATACGGCCAAACCGCCAAGGTAACAAGTACATATAAAGTTGTTTTAGGAACAACAGGAAACTCTTTTGTATTCACTCCTGATTCTTATACAAACAATCCTACAATTACTTTGTACAGGGGACAAACATATAAGTTTAAAGTTAATGCTCCGGGAGAAGGATTTTCTATTAGAACAAACTATGATACCGGTTCATTAATTTTCCAACCTTATCACTCTTATAAAGCAGGAAGCCTTGCAGTTTATGATGGAAACCTATGGAAAGCTAAAAGAGATATTTCGCCAAGTGACGGCAGCTCTATTAGTATAGATAGTCAAGACTGGGAGTTTGTCGACCTAGCATCGTCGACTACTGCGTTAGAATATTCTAACGGTGTAACAAATAACGGAACTCAGAATGGTACTTTAACATTTGAAGTGCCCTACGATGCTCCGGACACTTTATATTATCAAGGATTAATAACTCCAGATCGCTTTGGAAAATTTTTAATTGCCGACATAGAATCAAATTCTTTCATTAATATTAATAAAGATATTATTGGAAAATCTCAATACACTTCTAGCAACGGAATAGAATTATCAAGTGGAATGATTGTCGAATTTAGAGGAAACGTAACTCCTGCTGAGTACTCTCATAATAATTGGTTAGTCGAAGGAGTAGGCGATGCTATTACACTAACAAGATTCGATAGTCTGGTCGTTCCTGTATTGACAACAGATGTACCGGAAGTTTTATTTGACAATGAAGGATTTGATACGCAACCGTTTGACGATGCGACCGCATATCCAACATATAAAGATTATACAACAATTCGAAGAGATAGTAGAGATTTAAATCCCTGGAGTCGATATAACAGATGGTTTCATAGATCTGTTTTAGAAAAATCATATTCCTTAAGAGGAGAAGATTTTCCAGCAACTGAATCTTTAAGAGCAAAAAGACCTATTATCGAATTTAAACCAAATCTACAGTTATATAACTTTGGTTCTGTAGCTAAACAAACAGTTGATTATTTAGATACAAATACTACTGATATTTTTAGTATCATAGAAGGTAGTTCTGGTTACAACATTGACGGTGAGTTTTTATTTGAAGGCGCAAGAGTTTTATTTGTTGCTGATACTGATAGTCTTGCAAATAATAAAATTTATGAAGTACAATTTATAACACATAATAATCTACGCCAAATACATTTAAAAGAAGCCTTAGATAGCGAATCTGCTGTTGGTAGTTGTTTATTAATTAGACGCGGCAATAAAAATTCTGGCAAGATGTTCCATTTCACAGGAACAGCTTGGAAAGAAAGCCAGCAAAAAATTACAGTTAATCAAAGTCCAATGTTTGACGGGTTTGACAACAACGGAATAAGTTTTTCTAATGAAGATACATATCCGACTAATACGTTTGTTGGTACTGAAATTTTAAGTTATAAAGTTGGCTCTAGTGTTGTTGATAAAGAATTAGGATTTAGTATAAGTTATCTCAACATCAATAATATCGGAGACATACAATTTAATTGGTCTTGGGATTCTGCTAAATTTGAATATGTGATCGATAGAGTTACATATTCTAAAGATCTAGCCACCGGCTTCTATAAATTTAACAACATCAACGGAGATGATTATCAAAACGGTTGGTTGCTAGCAGATACAAAATATTTTCAACCTATCATTGACAGTCAAATTGTAAAAGAATCTACAAACATTTTAACTTTTAATACTGTAAGATGGGAAAATCTCAAAGAAGATAACGAAATTAATTTTTATGTTAACGGTACAAAGTATCTTGGAGACTGGACACGAACTCTAGGAACTTTTACATTCTCAACAACATTTGAAATAAATGATGCAGTTTCTTTGAAATTAATTTCAGACATTGAACCAGACCAAGGATATTACGAAATTCCTGTAGGTCTTGAAAAGAATCCATTTAACGATAATTTAATAACATTTACTCTTGGCCAAGCAATTGATCATTTAACAACTGCATTAGAGTTTAATATTGATATTACTGGCATAGTTCCAGGAAATTCTAATTTGCGTGATATATCTAATTTCCAAAAATTTGGAAAACGATTTTTAAAACATTCTGGTTTAACTCCAGTAGTGTTGATGTCGCTATGCGATAAAACTCATAATATTGTTAAATCAATACAGTATTCTAAGCAGTCATATACAGAATTTAAAAATAATTTCTTATCAAGAGCATTAGAAATAGATTACAATGATAATATTCCAGATTTTGTCGATGAGATTATAAACAGTTTAACAAAAACTAAAAATTCAACAAATCAATTTTCAGAGTCCGATATGATTGGTAGCGGAGCATTCACTTCAATAGTATATGAAGTTGATGATCCAGGAATAAAAACATTTTCTCTTAGCACGAAATTTGATTTATCTACTCCTAGCAGTAGAGCCGTTTACGTTTATTTTAACGGAAACCAATTATTAAATTCTCAAGATTACACATTTAATTCTACTTTTGGTTTTGTACAGTTATCAGTTAATTTAACCGAAGGTGATGTAATTGAAATTAGAGAATATGTTTCTACATCTTCGAACTATATTCCAGCAACTCCAACGTCAATGGGATTGTATAAAAAATATACTCCAATGAAATTTGTTGATGATACCTATGTAGAACCAAGAGAAGTTATTCAAGGTCACGACGGTAGCATTTCAGCAACATATGGCGATTTTAGAGATGATCTATTATTAGAATTAGAATATAGAATTTATAATAATATCAAACAAGAATACAATGAAGACATTTTTAATATAGACGATATTGTTGGCGGTTACTACGGTGTCGGATTATATAAAAAATCTCAATTGGACATTATAGTGTCTCAAGAATTTTTAAAATGGATTCAAAATACAAATATTAATTATACATTAAATTCTTATTTTGACAGTCAAAATTCTTTTACATATACCTACACAAATATGACAGATCCTACAAGGTCTGAAAATTTACCAGGGTATTGGAGAGGTGTGTATCAATATTTCTACGATACTGATCGACCACATCGTTGTCCTTGGGAAATGTTGGGCTTTAGTGAAAAACCAACTTGGTGGGAAAGTGAATACGGCCCTGCACCTTATACTAGAGGAAATTTAATTCTTTGGGAAGATTTAGCAAACGGAATTATACGTCAAGGTACAAGAAAGGGCAGATACGCTCGATATACAAGGGATACATTACTATCTCATATTCCTGTAGACGACGAAGGTCGTTTATTGAGCCCATTAGATTCTGGATTAGCTAGAGATTTTTCATTAATTAACAATCAAGGATCGTTCGTATTAGGCGATATAGCTCCTGTCGAATACGCATGGAGATCAAGTTCTGAATGGCCATTTGCTGTTGTAATAGCAATGGCATTAATGAGACCGTTTGAATTTATTTCGAATAATTTTAACAAAGACGGAGTATCTTTAAACAACCTAGGACAAACAATTTATTCGTCTACTGGCAAATTTATTACAAAAGAAAATTATGGTCAATCAACTGACAATATAGTTGGTCTTGGAAAATATATTATCGATTATGTAAAATCAAAAGGTATCGATGAAACTACCTTATGGGATAAGATTAATAATATTGATGTACAAATATCGCATAGAATGTCTGGATTTGTTGACCAGCAACAACAAAAATTTTTATTAGACTCTAAGAGTCCAGCAGCATCGTCATCTAGCGTATATGTTCCTCCAGAGAACTACGATATTATTTTTAATGTAAGTTCTCCTATTGCTAGCTTGTCTTACAGCGGAGTAATTATAGAAAAAAATTCAAGCGGGTGGGTGTTAAAAGGCTATGACGATATACAACCATATTTTAATTATTTCCAAGCACTTCCAAACCAACGAGATCCTATTATATCTGTTGGCGGCACAAGTGAGAATTTCTTAGACTGGCAAGCTAATAAATTATACTCTAATGGAATATTAGTGAGATATGCCAACGAATTTTATAGAGCACTTAAATCTCACACCAGCGGAGATGTATTTGACATTGATCTATGGAAAAAAGTAGCAGGAATTCCAAAAACTGGAGCAGTAGAAGCAAGCGGTAGAAGAACATTTAACACACTGGTAGTTAAACGTCTAAGTTACGGAACACAATTTACAACTATTCAACAGGTTGTTGATTTCCTATTGGGGTACGAAGCCTATCTCAAATCAGTAGGATTTATATTTGATAATTACGATCCTGAAAATAAAGTATCGCAAGACTGGCTATCTGCTGCAAAAGAATTTATGTTCTGGACCAAGCACAGCTGGCAAGTCGGATCGTTGATCTCACTAAGCCCTGCAGCACAAAAAGTTAACATAACAGTTCCTGTTGGCGTTGCTGATAGCGTATTAGAAGGATTTTACAATTATCAAGTTCTTAAAGGTGACGGTAAACCTCTGCAACCAAAATATATTGATGTTAGCAGAAATTTTCAAAATATCACAGTTACTACCACAAATACCACTGACGGTATTTACTATCTAAAGTTATTTTATGTTCTGAAAGAACACGTAACTATTTTTGACGATAAAACAGTTTTTAACGATACTATCTATGACAAGACAACCGGTTACCGTCAAGGAAGAATAAAAGTACACGGATATAGAACAACCGATTGGGACGGAGATTATACCAGCCCAGGATTCTTATTTGATAATGTTAATATACAACCTTGGGTACCATATACTGATTACAAGTTAGGCGATATTGTTTCTTATAAATCTTACAATTGGACTAGCTTGATTAATCAGCCGGGCTCTCAAACATTTAATGATGCCTATTGGAGCAAGTTAGATACAACTCCAGAAAAACAGTTAGTTCCTAACTTCGATTACAAAATTAAAGGGTTCTCTGATTATTTTGAAGTAACGTCAGACGGCCTAGACAAGAGTCACAGAGATTTAGCTCGTCATACAATAGGATATCAAACTAGAAATTATCTACAGAATCTTTCAGAAGATCCAGTTACACAATTTCAAATATATCAAGGATTTGTTCGTGAAAAAGGAACAGCAAATTCGATTACAAAAATATTTGGAAAATTAAGTCGTTCAGAAACTGATAGTATTTCTCTCAACGAAGAATGGGCATTTTTAGTAGGAAAAGTCGGAGGCGTTGATCAGCTTACTGAAGTTGAAATACAAATTGAAAAAAATAAATTAGAAGTTAACCCTCAACAATTTTTAATAGAAACTACTAAGTCTGCTTTAACTACAGATCAAAAGTATAGAATAACTTCTTCTGATTTTACAATAGTACCAACCCCATTTAATGTTAATATATCACCCACTGCTGATTTATCTTGCCCTTATACCGCAGGATATATTACTTCGACTACTATTGATCATTCTATTAAGACAAGAGAAGATTTATTAACTTTAGATATAAATTCTATAAAAGAAAATGATCACATTTGGGTTACGTTTGAAAAAGATTCTTGGACAGTATTAAGAGTTAACGAATCTGCCACTCTTGAAATAACTGACGTCACTCGTCCATCGGATACAACAGTTGTTATTACATTTAATCGTCCGCACTCTATTCAAATCGACGAGTATGTGGGCTTTAGAAACATATTAAATTTAGTAGGCTTTTATAAAGTTTCTAATAAAACTACTGCAACAATCACTGTTAATGTATCGTCAACGATTCAAGATCCTGTAATTGATTACAGTACAATTACACGAGTTCAGTTAATAACTGAATGCAGATTTGCTGATTATCAATCTATAGACAACCAACAAGCAGCGTTATTAAAAAATAAATCTAGATTATTTGTTGATTCTAATGATACAGGAAATTGGGAAGTTGTTGAAAAAAATAAACAGTATTCTCCTAAAACAATTTCTGACTACGGTGTAACTAATCCGCTATTTGCCGGATCGTCAGTTCTGTACGACAATATTAATAAACAAATAATTTCAAGTATTCCAGGATCGGGAATAGTTGTAGTTTATGTTGAAACTGATACCGGCCTACAAATAAAACAAATATTGTCTCCTCCAGTTAACACATATAGTAATGCAGTTGGATCGTTTGGTAAATCAATGGCGTTGTCACCGGACGGAAGATTTTTAATTATTGGAACGCCTGAAGCCAGCGGATTAAAAACAAATTACCAAGGACCTTGGGAGTCTCAGGTAAGATATCAAACAAACGATATTGTGCTTTATTCCGGACAAATCTGGAGAGCCAAGAATCCTAACTATCTAGGTACTGACGGAAGTACAGTAGCAGCAGTTAACACTGATGATTGGGAAATTGCAACTAATATTCCAGTACTAACATCAGGAAGAGTTTCTGGTTTTTACAATCAAGGAATGATTGCAATATATGAATTTTCAAATGGAAGATACACAAATGCAAAAGCATTTGTAAGTCCTCGACCTGTTGAAAATGAAAAATTTGGATCTAATGTAACTGTAAGTTATGACGGTACAAATTATTATATGGCAGTTAGTGCTGTAGGATCAGTAAACAGTTCCGGAAGAGTTTATTTGTTTAAAAACACAGGAACCGACTGGGAACATTTAGAAAATTCTCACTATAAAGGAATTTATAATCCTTCAACAATTTATCGTGAAGGCGATATTGTATGGCAACCTGCACAAGATCCAATTGTAGAAGAAGTCAAGGGCAACCTATGGCAGGCACTTGAAACACAACAAGGTGACGGCAGCACATTAACACTAGAATCATCTGGTTGGATAAAAGTTAGTGATGTTTCTACAAGCTGCTCTTTACCAACAAATGTGTCTATAGAAGACGACGGCTCAACAGTTGCAGCTGGAATAATTTCAGTGGATCAACTTACAGAAATTATAAAACAAGATGAACAATTTGGTTATAGTTTAACAATGAGCCGAGACGGAAGTATATTAGTTGTTGGCGCTCCGTATGCCGACGGTCAATATTTTTCTAACTACAAAGGATTGTGGAGAGCCGATGTAGAATATGCAGAAGGAGAAGTTGTCAAATATTCAGATATCTATTATCGATTAGGAGATGCGTCAGGAAACCCAGATTCTACTTACAGAAGTCAAGGAGAAGATCCGTCGTCCAGTGCCAATTGGCAAGAAGTAGGCGATAGTGCTGCTAATCCTTCAGGAAAAGTTTTTGTATACAAGAAAACTAGTTATGATTTATATCAGTTAATCCAGACACTAACATCTGCAAACATATCATCTTATTCAGATGTGAGCATGGAAATAAATGTTGGAGATCAATTTGGATATTCTGTAGATGTTGACTCATCCGGTACTACATTGATTATTTCTAGCCCACGATCAGACATAAATTATCAAAATCAAGGATCAGTATATGTTCTTAATTTTGATTCCAATATTTCTGAATTTAAAGTAAAACAAAAATTAGAAAGTTATGAAATGTATCCAAGTGAATACTTTGGATACGGCGTTTCTATTAGCCCGGACGGATATAAAATAGCCATCGGTTCTAAAAACACTTATTCGCATTATCCTATAATATTTGATTCAATGAGCGGAACACTCTTTGATCAAGGAAGAACTAGTTTCTATGTTGACCAAGGATACACCGGCGGCGTTTATATATTTGATAAAAAAGACAACGAATTTTTCTTAACAGAAAAATTAGAATCTGTACTTGTTGAAAATGAAAGTTTTGGTTATAGTATTGATTGTGTTGGATCAAAAGTATTAGTAGGGTCTCCTTATTATAGAAAAGATAATACAGGAGATTACATTGGTAATATAAGATTATTCAGCAAAGATTCTTCTGTTGATTCTTGGACTATTATATCTCAACAATCTCCTTTAGTTGACATAAGAAAAATTAATAGTGTTGAGTTATACGACAATATTAAAAATGTTAAAATACAGGATATAGATTTTATAGATCCTGCTAAAGGTAAAATCCTTAATTTAGCAGAAGAAGAAATTAAATTTAAAACACCATACGACCCTGCGGTCTATACTGTAGGAACTGAAGACGTAGTAGTTGATAGTTCTATTAACTGGCTAGAAAAAAATGTTGGACAGCTATGGTGGAATGTAGGTAATGCAAAATGGATGTATTCTGAAATTGGAGACATTTCCTACAGACAAGGTAATTGGACACAACTAGTAACTGGCGCAAGTATTGATGTTTACGAATGGGTGGAAACTCCGTTGTTGCCTAGCGAGTGGGCTGCTTTAGCTGATACAAACGAAGGCCTAGCAGTTGGAATTTCCGGCCAGCCATTATATCCTAATGATGATACCTATAGCACAAAACAATTTTATAATTCTATCAGTGGTCAAGTGAACAAGACTCTTTATTATTACTGGGTAAAGAATAAATCTACAGTTCCTTCTAATTTAAATTTTAGAAGAAAATCTTGCTCTGAAGTAGCTAGTTTGATATCAAACCCAGTAGGAACTGGACTACCGTTTATAGCATTTGTTGATTCTGATAAATTTATAACCTATAATTTTGATTCTATTATTCAATCAGATACTGCATTGCTTAATATAAAATATAAGAACGAATTAGGTATATCAATCCCAGTACATAAAGAATATCAATTAATGACTGAAGGTATTGCTAGCAGCTTACCAACACCTAAACTTGAAAATAAATGGATAGACAGTTTAGTTGGTTTTGATATTATCGGTAATAGAGTTCCTGATATCAACATTCCGGCAAAACAAAAATACGGAATAGATTTTAGACCTCGTCAAAGTATGTTTGTTAACAAAGATGCAGCATTAAAACTTGTTGTTAACAAAATAAATTCTGTATTGTTAAAACAACCGTTTGCAACTATTATTGATTTTACAAATTTAAACTTAAAAGATTCAGCCCCTGCTGAAATCTTAAATCTATACGATGTTCAAGTTGACACTGAAATAGATTTGCAAAATGTAGGTACCATAAGAACCAAAAAAGCTGTGCTGTCTGCAAATATTGTAAACGGTGAATTAGACACTATTGATATTATAGATCCTGGTTTCGGTTATAAAGTAGTTCCTAATGTTGTTATTAATGGGGATGGCAAAGGTGCATCTGCAGAAGTAACTCTTGACAACCAAGGAAGAATTAGAACAGTAACAGTATTAACTAGAGGAAAAAAATACAGTACAATTAATGCGTCTGTTCGTTATTTCTCTGTATTAGTAAACTCTGATTCTACTATTAACAATTTCTGGAGTATATATTCTTGGGACGATGTAAGAAAAACTTTCTTTAGAACTCAATCACAAGCATACGATACTACAAGATATTGGAGTTATATTGATTGGTGGAAATCTGGATACAATAACAAATCTAGAATTACCAAAGAACTATTAAGCATACACGACGAAGTAATTTATAAAATTTCCGTCGGCGACCTGATAAGAGTTAAAGAATATGGATCAGGTGGATGGGCAGTATTTGAAAAGGTCTCAGATACAGGCAGTACTTTCTTAGACAGATTTGAATTAATTTCGAGAGAAAACGGAACTATAAAATTAAGTGACTCATTATACGACGCTTCAATCTTTGGAATTGGATTTGATAGATCGCAGGCGTATGATGATACAAATTACGATATTAACACATCTTTAGAATTAAGAAATATTTTAAAAGCTGTTAAAGAAGATATTTTCGTTGGCGATTTTAATATCGAATGGAACAATTTATTTTTTGCATCTATGAGATATGTGTTGTCTGAGCAACAATATGTTGACTGGATGTTTAAAACAAGTTTTGTAAATGCAACACACAACGTAGGAGCATTTAGTCAGCCAACTAACTATAAAAATGATAATTTATCAAGTTATCAAGAATATATTAACGAAGTAAAACCTTTTAGAACTACTGTTAGAGAGTATGTTAGCCAATACACAACTCCTGAAAAATATGATTTATCTGTAGCAGACTTTGATTTAGAACCAACGTTTTCTGTTAAAGATGGAAAAGTTATTCCGATCAAACTTGATAATGATTTATTAAATGTTTATCCTTGGAAGTGGTGGTCTGATAATAACGGATATTCGATTACAGATATACAAGTATACGATTCGGGAGAATTATACAAAACTCCACCTAAAGTATTAATTGAAGGATCTGGCACTGGCGCAACAGCACAGGCTTATATTTCTAATGGTAAAGTATCCGGCATTGTAGTTCTTAATGCTGGCCAAGGATACTTGTCTGCTCCTACTGTTTCATTGGTTGGAGGAAATTCAGCCGGAGCTAGATCGGCCAAAGCAGTTGCAATCATTGGAAACAGTTTAATTAGATCACTTCATGTATCAGTTAAATTTGATAGGTTAACAACTTCTGGATTGTATACTAGTTTTTCACAATCTGAAAGATTTGTTGCAACAGGAACAACATCGGTGTTTAATTTATCTTACGCACCTTCCAGAGATAAAAATAAAATATCAGTTTATAAAAATAATCAATTATTATTAAATTCTGATTACACAATTACATTATATTATTCAACAGTTCCTGGATTTAAGAGTCTACAAGGAAAATTAAATTTTGCAATAGCACCGTCTGCAGGAGATATTATAGTAGTAAACTACGATAAAAATATTGAATTGTTTGATGCTGTTAATAGAATTGAACAGAAGTATAATCCTAAGGCGGGAATGATAGGAAAGGATCTAGGACAGTTAATGACAGGTATTGACTTTGGAGGTGTTCAAATCCAAGGTACTACCTTTGATGTTACTGGTGGATGGGACGCTCTGCCTTGGTTCACTGACAACTGGGATAGTGTTGAAGCAAATTCAGATTATTACCATGTCTGTGATGGAAGCACAACATATGTTACTTTACCGTATGTTCCTGCAAACGGTCAAATTATTAACATCTACATAAAAAATTCAGTAACAGGAGAAATTATTAGAATTGACGATCCTAACTATACAGATGCTTGGGATTCGTCGGTTGCAATTAATCCTAACGCACAAATGCCATCTTTTGTCGGCGACGGTAATACTTCAAATATTGAAATTGGAACGTATATTTCTACCAGTGCCGGAGACATTTTAATTTTCCGCCCAATTGAAAGTGACGGCTCTGTAACTATTACAGATGACAACTTACTAGATACAAAGGTTAGCGGAGGAACACTTTCTGCAATTGACGGAGCATATGTTACAGCCAATGGAGCAACGGTTGAAGAAATTATTATTAATGGTGGGTCGTTTATTAGCCCTGAACAGGTACCAGCACCAGAAGAAAATGTTCCCGGCCAAGTATTAGATAGCGTATCTATCAAAGTATACAATAATATAATTAATGGCTCTGCTCCGTTGCACACAAAATTAATTCGAAGCACTGGAGTTGATACTAGTTTTAATATTGGTCAACCAGTGTTGCAAAATAGTTCAGTGATTGTTTATATTGATAAAATTAAACAAGTAATCAATATAGATTATACACTTGATCTGATAAATCAGAAAGTTAATTTTGCATCAAGTCCACCAGCCGATTCCTTAGTTGAAATATTATCAATTGGATTGGGCGGTCTTGGAATTATCGACTATCAAGAATTTATTGCTGACGGTAATACAAATTTATTTTTAACAAATGCAGATTACGATAATACTTCTAATGTTTATGTAACATTAAACGGTAGATTATTTGATACAGGATTTAAAAATAGCACAGGGATAATTGATACAAACGGAAAAACTTTAGTTGAGTTTGGATTTAATCCCGAAGCCGGTGATACAATTAAGATTGTATGTTTATCAGCAACA